TTGCGTCGACCGGCGGTCAGGGTCGTGCTGCCCGCGTTGGTGTCAAGCGCCATCAGCGAGTTAGCCGGCGCGTACGCGTCGCCCCCGTAGTTGGGGACGCCCGGCAGCGCGGGCGACTGTGAAACCACCGAGGCCCCGAAGGCTATCTCAATGTTAGCGGCGGTGTTGCCGAAGGTGAGCGCGCTCGGGTTGGCGACGTTGATCACGGCGCCGGTTGCGACCCAGGTCTCGCGCACGGAGGTGCGGGTGAGGACCTTGGTTGCGAGGTCAAACGTGCCGATCCCGCGCTCGTACTGTACCGGCGTCACCCTGGTGCTGTCGCTGTACTCGGTGGCCTGGTAGGCAACCTGTATCGCGCCGGACAGCCCCGGGATGTCGCTCGGCAGCGGGAAGCCTGGAATGCGGGCGCACGTCAGCGCACCGGAACCACCGGTGCCGTCATGCGTGCAGAGGAGCGCGTCGCCGTACATGTCTATACCTCAAGCTGTTCGCAGGTGCTGGTGTAACCCAACGCGTGCGGGTAGGCGGCGATGATCCGGAACCGGCGCCCGAGGTCGTCGTAGATCAGGTCGTTCTCGCGTACCAGCGTCGGATCGGCTTGGTAGAAAATCTTCCAGGTGGACTGCTGCCGGTCCATTGGCAGACCAACCTTGTTGTCGCGCCCGATCCGCGTGTTCTGGATCGATGCCTCAATGTCTTCGAGGATCACTTGCTCGTCGGCCGCGGTCACGCCGCCGTATCCGACCGCGCCGACGCCGGTCTGCGGGGCGTTGCGCTTGATGGTGATCGTCCGGGGACGCAGCGCGTTCATGCGAATGCCCTCGCCACATACGGGCCCAGCATCGCCTTCGTGTCGGCGTCGAGCACCGTGTCCGCGAAGCGCTTGACCTGGGTATCGCCCGAGGTCAGTTGCTGGATGTTCCCGTTAAGCATGGGGAAGTTCGCGGCCGCGTTGATGATGTTGGCGCAGGCCTGCTTCACGGCCGCAGGCAATGTCGCGTAGGTGTAGCCGGCGACATACTGCAGGCGCACCTCGGAGAAGTAGGCCAGCAGCACGCCGGACGGGATCCATACCTTGCCGGTGTGCGGTTCGAAGCCCGCATGCGCGACGTCGAAGCCCTCCCACTGCGGCGGCCCGCCGAAATGGGTCATGGTGGCCAGCAGGTTGAAGTCGTCCATCGCGAAGGCGTTGACGCGCCCGCGCCGGCCGTAACCGTAGCGGCCCTGTCCAGCGAGCAGGCGCAGAACCGGCGCGCGCGAGACCGCGGTCAGTGGTCGCCCCTCCGGCATGAACTTCTCCTCCTGAATGACCAGTCCGGCATCCAGCTTTGCGCCGGCCGCATGGGTGAGCGCCACCGATGCCAGGGTTACCTGGTTGCCGGACACCGCCGTGACCAGCACTGGCTCGACAAGCTGCGCATTGGCGCGGTCGAGGATGAGAACCTTGCCGACTTCGAGCAGCGACAACGGGCCGCTCAGGGTCACGACGACGTTGCTGCCCGGGTTGATCGGGCTCGCGCAGGAAAAGCTCGCGACCGGCGCCATCCCAGTCATGAAGCACGGGTTTCCGGTGGAATCTGGGGTGTACAGCAGTCCTTCCGGGCGCTGCAGATAGCTGTCGATCAGCACTGATGCCGCTCGCACCTGGGCCCGGCCGGCACTCGGCGTGCCGTATGCTGACAGGTCGTCACCTTGTAGGTAAAGGTTCATATTCATCCCTGTACGGTGGCAGGCAGAATCAGAGCGGTTTCCTGCGCATAGCCATGGTCGACCAGCCAGCGCCCCAGGTTGTCGGGAACCGATGCGCGGCCGTGCAGGAATTCGATGTTGAACATGCGCGGCTGCCCTTGCTCGTCCAGCCAGTCGCTGGATTTGTCGTGCGACTCACGCGCCGGCTGCACCATCACGTGGTGGCGTCCGTGCGCAGTCGGTTGACCTTTGCGGTACACGTACATGGGAATCCTTCAGGTTGCGGCGGGCATAAAAAAGGTTCTTCACGGATTTCCGGGAAACGCGGCTTTGATCTTCAGGAAAAAGAAGGTCGAGTCGCGGTAACCGTAGGCCATCCGCTTCATGACCTTGATGCGGTTGTTGATCCCCTCCAGCTGGCCGGTGTGCATCGGCCAGCGCAGCCGTGACGCGATCCCGCGCCAGTACGGTTTGAGCTTGGCAGCGAATTTGCGCAGCGGTTCGATGCCGCTGTCACGTGCCATCTTCAGCCAGTTCCGCCACGCGGCGAGCCATTGCCAACCACCGGATGTTTGCCAGAGTTCCTTGAGCGTGGCCTTCATCAAGTACGTGGTCATCAAAGCTCGGTTGGCAGCCAACAGCTCGTCCAAAGTTGCCTGCTGCGTCCGCGGCACGTTTTCACGGTTGCGCAACAGCAGCCAGCGTGCGCGTTTCACGACTTTGCGCTGGAGCCGATCATCGCGCAGGCGGTTCGCCTCGTCGACGCGCACGCGGTCGATCACTTCGCGGCCATACTTGGCGATGACGTGAAACAGGTCGTACACCACCCGCGCCTTCGGGCAATGCTGCCGCACCTCCAGGTCGAACGCGGTGTTCATGTCCATCGCGACCGCTTCGATGCTGGCGCAGCGCTTCGGGCCGAGCCATTCGAAGAACGGGCGGATCGCCTCGCGGCTGCGGCCTTCTCCGACCCACAACACCCGCCGGGTGTCGGCGTCGAGCACTACGGTTGCATAGCGATGGCCCTTGAACAGCGCAAACTCGTCCATCACAAGGCGGGTCGGCCGGGCTGGCGGCAGCGCGGCGAGTTGTCGCTCCAGTCGCGCACGCTCGATCTGCCGCACGGTCCCCCAATGAAGGCCCGACAGTTTGCACACGTGGGCCACTGGAAGCTTCTCACACCAGGCCCCGACGAAATCGGCCAAAGCACGGGTTACGCGCGCATGGCGGTCAAGCCAACTGACCCGTTCGGACTTGGTCCCGCACGCGCCGCACTTCAGACGGCGTAGCGGCACCCGTAGCCGCACCGGCTTTCCCTGCATCGGCAACTCTCGGATGATGCGCGTGACCACATCGTGAACCTGATAGCAGTGTGCTCCGCAACGGCCACAGACCATCGCCGCTGCCTGATCTCGACACAGCGTGATCCAGATAGCATCCTCCTGGACGTCCAATTTGGTGGCGGTAAAGCCTTCCCAGAACGGGAGGCTGAGTCTATGATCTGACATGAGAGCGGTAGGTTGAGTCGGTTGAGTTTGGTCGCACAAACACAATAACTCTTCCTTACTGCTCTCTTGCGTTTACAACAGGTTCATCCCGGAAATCCGCGATGAACCATAAAAAAGGCCACTCCAGAGGAATGGCCTTCAATCTGACCGCAGGCGCGGTTAGCGAGTCACGGCCACCAGCGAGTGCGCGTAAGTGGCACCCTTCACGATTACGCAGTTGAACATCGCGCCAACGTGCTGTCCGGACAGGTTGCCGACCAGGCCAAGCTGGAACAGGCGCGGGTTCGGATTGTCTTCTTTGCCCGAGATATACGGGCGCTCGACCATGCTCTCGGTCAGGATCGCGGCGTAGTAGTTCTTCTGGCTGGCGCCCGGCGCAGTGAAACCGTACTTCGCGGTGGTATCGGACGGGATGTACGAATCGGGGATCAGTGGCAGCTTGCCGGCCTGGGTCGAGATCGCCGCGACGGTCACGCCGGCGGTCACTTCCATGGTCTCCAGCTCGCGGTGTAGCGTCTTCGCCTCCTGGTCGATCAGATCGAGCAGGACCGGATTCGCGTAGATCGCGGTCGGCATCACGTCGAAGGTCGGGTTGGCCATCATGTTCGCAACCTGCGTCTTCAGACCATCGATGATCGAGGACCCCACCGCGATCTGCGCGGTCTGGCCTCCGTTCTGGAGCTGGGTCAGCGCGCCGACGTATTCGATGGTGGTCGGAGTGGTCAGGCTGGTGTCGCTGCCGTTCCAGAAGTTCTTACCCTGGGTGACGACGATACCGGACACGATGTCCTCCACGTCCTTCGCCACCACCGAGGCGAACTGGCCCTGCTGCTCGGTCACGTCCTTGTCGAACAGGCCGATGTTCGATTGCGCGGTGATCGCTTTGATCATCGCGGCGCGCTCGACACGGGTCGGGCCTCCGGGGGTGGTGGTGATGTTGCGCGGGTCGGTGAAACCGGCGCTGACGATCGCGGTTTGCTCGAAGTAGCGATGCGGGTGGCCGGTCGCGCGGGTGCCGGGCATGCGTTTCAGTGCGACCGACGAGCGGCGCACCAGGTCGACGATCTCGGATTCGAAGACAGGCACTTCGAGCGCGCCGGTGCCGATCTGGTCAGCGGCGGCTTGCAGGGTTTTGAATTCAGCCATGTTGAGTTCCTTTCAGGAGGATTCGATTCGATGGTGGCCGCTTACAGCGCGCCTTGCATCATCAGCGACTGCTTGACGGCGATGCGTTGAGTGCTTTGCAGGCCCGACTTTTCCAGCGCGGCATCGACCGTCTTCACGTCGAGCTTTTCACCGGAGCCGGGCACGGTGATGTCGGCCTTGGCCAGCAAGCTCATGATCGTAGGCGACAGCGTCTTGCGCTCGGGTTCCTGCGCGCCCTTGAACGCGGCGGCCTGCAGGTCGGCCACCTTGGTTGCGAGGCCAGCGATCGCGTCGAGCGTGGTTTTATCGGCGGCCGGTGCCGCTTGCGTGGCTGCGACTGCGACCTGGGTGGTCTGCGCGGCAGCAGCCGGTGCAGCAGCGGCGGTGTAGACGTAGCCCTCGATGCTGTACGGCACGCGGCCCTGGGCGGCGGCGGCTTCCATGTTGCCGGCCAGCTTGCGCAGCATGACCACGTGGCCGTATTCCGGGTCCAGGCCAATGCCGTCGGTTTCCATCGCATCAGCGACGGTCTTCAGCGCGGTGGCGTGCTCCTTGACGCGCTCGATGACGGCGGCAGCGGCCAGCGTCTTTTCGGCCGAGGCTTCCAGCTTGTCGAGGCGCGCGGACAGCGGGCCCAATTGCTCGGCCAGCACGCCGCCGAGGGCCGCTTTCAGTTCTTCAGGGGTCATATCAATCTCCATGTCCGCATGCGCGGCGAGTGAGGTGGTGGTATAGGCAGCCTTGGCCTTGTAGAGGACCGCAGCGCCCGTGAATGTGCAGCCACTGATCACCAACGGATCGGCATTAGGGGACTGAATAGCCGCTTGCACTTCGTACGAGAAGCCCAGGGACGCCTGTTCAGCCTGAATGCGCGCAACTTCCTCGGGGAAGTCGGCTGCGTAGAAAAAACCTTCGATCCAGAGCGCGTCGCCCTCGATGTAGGCAGCCTCGATCAAGCCGATCTTGCTCCGCTTGTCGTGCCCGTCGAGCTTGGCCGTGAAGTCGACCGCCATCCCGACCAGCGTGCTGAGCGACTTCGCCGCCACCGTGGTCGGCAGCAGCACGCGCTTGCCTTCGGAGCCGCCGGGCGGCTTGTCGCTGGCCGCATCCAGTCGCGTCAGGATGCCCTTGAACGGGTGCTTGTTCGGGTGCGAGCCGTCGGCAGCTGCCAGCTCGAGCGAGCCCCCGGCCAGCGTGAAGCGGCCGGGCGCCGCTTGCCAGCTCGCGGTATCGACGCCCAGCATCTCGGCACGCTCCAGAATGCGCTTGCGGGCCTCGTCCTGCGCGGCCGCGCTGAGGTCCATGCGCTCAACCATGTTCCAGGCCATGCGCACGTGGTCGGCGTCATGGATCGGCATTGCGCGCTTGGTTGGCACGGCAAAGTCGCTGTCAGGCAGCGCATCCCGTGTTTTTCTGTCGAGTTTGGTCATTCCTGCCCCAGCGGGATCGGATTACAGGTGGTCGCGGAGGGCGCCCAGCAGCTCGGCCGCTTCGCCTTCCAGCATCGACGCAGCATCGGCCGCGTGCCGCTTCAGCTCGCTGACACGCACCTCCATGTTGTGCAGCACGCCCGCGCCGGCGTGATCACCGTTCTTTTCGGCCGTCGCGATGTGCTCTTGCAGCCGCTGCAGCAGGGTTATCGGCTTGGCCTGATCGGTATAGGCGTCATCGGTGCCGGCCGCCTCCGGTGCTTCGGGTGCGCCAGGGGGCGTTCCGGCAGTGTCGCCAGACGTGGTATTCAGGTTCACATCCAGTTCGCCAGCGCCTTCAGCCGCGGCCTTGCCTGCGTTGCGTGCCATGTCAGTCCTTTCCTTTTGATTGAGCCGGCACGGCCGGCGGGAGATTCGGATCGTCGATTACCTGCGCGCCTTGCGCTGCGCGCGCCGCCACTTCGGCGTCAGCCCTGACCAGGTTGGCCCAGAACGAAGTCAGTGGCGGCCGTCCCCGCGACTCGCGGTATTCATTCGGCGTCGCCGCGTTGTTCTCGTACTCGATCGCAAACACTTCGGCCAGGTTCTTCTCGTCGTCCAGGTCCAGCCCGAGGAACGCGAATTCGAGCTGCGAGTAGCCGAGCCTTCCCTGTATCGCCTCGCGCGTCAGGTGGGCGGCGTACAGCTTGGCCATCGGCTTGATGGTGAGGTTCCAGTCCTTCTCGTCGGTGACCTCGGCGGTGTTGCGGTTGACGTCGCCCTCGAGGCCGAGCGTCAGCGGGCTGATGCCGAACGCCGCGGCCAGCTCGCGGATCACGAACGCCTGGTACTTCAGGTACAGCGCCTCGTCGCCGCCGCCGTGCATCCGCACCACTTCCGGCTTGAGCTTCCCGCCCAGGATCGGGGTATTGCCTTGGCCCTCGATCTCGTCGCGCCAGTAGCGCCGGAACGCCTCCAGCGTCGGCTGATCCATGTCGCCGCCGTACAGCGCAAAGCCAGGCTGAGCGTTGGCTGCCACGTTGCCCGCGTACTCGGCCACGCCGAGCAGCCGGCTGATGGTCGAAAACGCGGTTTCCAGCGGCCCGTACGAATACGGGCTGGCGGTGTTGGTGTCCAGGCGGATGTAGATCAGCTCGTCGTTGCGCAGGTCTTCCCCTTGCTGCAGACCGACTGAATTGGCGCCGATCACCTGCCGGTAGCGCGCCTCGTTCTTGTCGCCGGACCAGCCGGGGTAGATCTGGATCGAGGTCGAATCCACCGGCCACAGCCACAGCGGACGCGCGGCGTCGCCACCGACCTGCTGCTCGATCGCACCGGCGCCCGCGATCAGCATGTCCTCGACGACCTGCTCGCGCAGCGTACGGTCCGAGTCGTCGTGGTTCGGGCTCTTCAGGCAGGCGGTGGCGATGTCGACCTGCCGCTGCAGCGTCGAGTTGAGCTTGACGCCCTTGATCGGCCGCACCTCCCACTCAAGCATCGCGATCGGGTTCTTGATGGCGTTGATCGCGCGCCGCGCATACGGGGTGTTGGCGAAGCGCCGCAGGTTGCCGGGCGTGGCCTTGACCAGCGGCCGGTTCCGGTTGGCGCCGTACACGCCGATGGACGACAGCCTAGCGTAGGCCGTGGTGTCGCGCTGTGGCTCGTTGCGGCGACGCGCGGCCCAAAGTTTCAGTTTTCCGAGAATCGTCATGGATCGTCCTAAACGCTGCCGAACACGAACTGCGGTCCACTCAGGGGCCAGCACTTCACGATGTAATAGCCGCCGGCATCGTTCGTGTGATCGAAGCCGCCGGTCTTGTCCGGCTCGCCGTTCTCGCCGTAGACCTGGCGCTCTAGCGAGGTCGTGTACTTGTGGCACTTTGCTGTGTTGACCTTGTAGCGCCGCTCGCCGTAGGTGTTGCACAGCATCGCGTTCATCGCATTGATGCGGTCCTTCACGCTCGGGTTGGCGTCGTCGACCACTACCTGAAATCCCGCCTTGCGCAGCAGCGACAGGTCCGACTCGCTGGCGTTGCAGCTCTTGCGGTTCTTCCCCGACGCATCCGGATAAACGGTTATCTTGTGGCCGGGGTAGCGCAGCAGGATTTCATCAATCATGGCCGGCGTGTCGAAGATGTCGACCAGCTCGTCCACGGCGCACGGCCAGCCGTCGCGCAGCACGTGCACGATGCCGGCCATCTTGCCGACGTTGAAGTCCATGCCGATTGCCAGCTCGTCGCCAGGTTGGGTCGTCGCGTCCGTGTGGTTCGCGCGCCGGTCGAAGCAGTAGTAGATGACCCCCTGGTAGTTCTCGAAGCTGGCCTGGTACTCCTGCCGGTACGTGCGCGGGTCCATCTTGCGGCGCGCGGCCTCCAGCTCCTCGGCCGGGACGTTGCCGCCCTGTTCGGACGTGTACAGCCAGCTCTTGTGGTCCGGCTGGCGGGTAGGGCCACCCGGGTAGGCAGGCTGGCCATCGAGCCAGGTGTCGTAGCAGTGATTGAAACCCTTCGGCGTGCCGATCCGCAGCGCGTGTCCGCCGCGGTATTCGACGCCGTCGATCCAGTAGCGGCAGGTCGACAGCATCGGGCGCAGCACTTCTTCCCACGCCTCGTAAGGGCAATCGGCCCACTCGTCCACCAGCACGAAGAACAGGCCAGAGCCGCGCAGGTTGTCGTAGTTGTCCAGGCCGACGATGCGCATTACGTGCCCACTCTTGAGCGTGATCGAGCACTCGGTCTCGTTCGGCTTACCTTCGCGCCACGAAGGCGGAATCGCCTTCTTCAGGCGCCGCCAGAACACGCGCTTGGCCTGCTTGAACGTCGGCGCCGCGTACCAGATTTCGTCGTCGGTCGATACCTGCCAGCGCGCCGCCAGCTTCGCAGCCCGGCGCATCTCCTTCGCGCCCAGGAACGTCTTGCCGAAACGGCGCCCGCACACTCCGTCACGAAAGCGTGCGCAGGGTTGAAACCCCCAGGCGAAGATGTTCGCCTGCTTCGGCGTCAGCGCGACGTTAGACGATGGGCTTTTCCGGGATTGGTTCATCTGGTCGCAGGATTACGGTGTCGTCGCGGTCGATGTCGTCGCCCTCACCGTCGCCAGTTCCGCCGCCACCCTGGGCGGTCAGCAGCTGCACCCGCGCCAGCTCGAGCTTGCGGATCAGGTCCAGCGTGCGGATGATCAGGTCGGCGTAGTCGGGTGCCGCGACCTTCAGCTCGCGCCGGTCGTAGTCGATGCCTTTCAGGTCCGCACCCTGCTTGCGGATCACCTCCAGCGCACCGTCGACCATGTCCTGCAGCTCGACGCTGCCGGCGGCCCGCACGTAGCGGAACAACTTGACCTTGGCCAGCTTGATCTCGTCGTCGACGGTGCCAGGCTGGGCGCGGTCGTACAGCTCGCGCTCGGCGTCGTCGAGCAGGGCGTCGGAGTAGAAGCCGTGTTTGATCGCGTTCTGGTTGCCCTTCGGTGCACCGGTGCTTGCGCCACCGTGGACGCGGCATCGTCCGTTCTTCATCGCCGGGGCTTTGCACTGCCCTCCGGCGCGTGTCTTCGCCCCACATTCAACGTGTGGCATTCAAGCCTCCGCTTATGGGGTATCGAATTTGGCAGCCAGCGGCAGACCGGCTTTGCGGACTATTTGGCGCCGCTGGCCGTATTGCACGGAACCAGCCTGGCCATAGCCGCCAAATCCATGCCGGATGTGCCGTAGCCCTTGGCGCGCAGGATCTGCATCGCTTCGGCGGTGTCCACCAGGCGCAGTGCGATCGACGCGACGGTCTCGGCGTCCTCGTTCATGACGGCGTGCTCGATCGCGGCGATGTAGGCGGCTGGCGTCATGGTGGCTACTTCCTTGGCTTAGTTGACAATGGCGA